GAGCCATCCTGCAAGGAGGTGATTGTATTAGCACCTAGCATGGCTAAAGCCCTATTACAGATTGAAACTTCACTAGCCATGACAACTCCTAGTTAAAAAAAAGGGGCGTATTTCAGCCCCTTGGTTGATCACACTGAGCTTAGGACTCGGTGCAAAGTACCTCAACAACACATTCGTCTTGAACGCGAGTTGCGCCAGCGACAAATGACAAGTACACCTGGTGAGCGTAAGACTTGTCAGGGCGTAGATCGATCTTGGTAGTAACGTCCTTACCAATGCCGAGGCCCATCGCAGTTTTTGTAAATGCAAAGCACTTACGCTGGGTTGAAGCTAGGTTTAAACGCTCTGAGCGCAAGAACTTGAACCCCATGAAGGTATCAATGTCGCCTTGTACCAAAGCTTTGATAGAGTTGTAATCCGCAGATTTCACCTCAGTCGTGTTCAACAAGTTAGAAACCTGTTGCGAGCCTAGTACAAAGAAACGCTCTTCGTCTGGATCAACATCGTTGCCATCAAGAATCTCTTTAGCAGAGATCAACTTAGCAAGGGTTAAACCAGCAGATCCGTGAGCAATTTTCTGCCCTGCTGGAAGTGCTACGTTAGACCCGTCACCATCGACAGCGTTACCAGTGGCAGCAGCAATGATTAAATCATCGAATGCGCGAGCCATTGAGTTTGCGCCAGACTTGGCATAGTGGGACTCAGGGCTAATCAACATACGAACTTTATCTTCGTCATCGATCAAATCGGCCCAATGGTAATCAGTCATCGTTGCGACCCTACGCGAGTGTGGAACTTCCAACACAGGTGTAGTGGTGTGACGACTAGACTTAACGATAGCGGCAGACACACCCAATCGGTCAAAGTTAAACTTCTCGCCTGTTACTGACTGCTCGTTTACTGATGCGCGTAGGCGTGAACCTTTCTGTTGCGCTAAATGTATAAGGTTGTCCTGGAACTGTTGGACAAACGCTTTTGCGATTGTATTAGCCATTATATTCATCTCCGAAATTGGCAAATTGAAATTGGCGTTTTGAGCTACCCTTTCGGACTCTTAACTGGCAATGACGCTTGCTTTGACGAGATGAGAAACGGCCCATCCAACCCATCAGGACTAAAATTAGCTACCCTGTTGAGTTAGATGTTCGTTTAAATTTGCTCGGTTATTAGGAATTAAACCTCTTCTGGATAGGCTTGTGTGTATAGCCTTTCCATTTTCTCCACTTCAGCCCCATGTTGTGGGTGATTAGTAATGTTGTACGGGTGTTCTTGGTTACGCCTAACCTCACTGATGCGATCCATTGCCTCAGTAGGAGACAAGGTAAATCGTGATCCAGACTCAATGCCAGCAGACTGCTCTTCTGAAAGGGTTGCACCAATACCAGCCATCAATCGGATCATGCCAGGGTTGTTTGCTAGGCCACTGTCTAACAAGAACTGTTGTGTCTCAGCATCGGCATAGGCCATCACAGCATTCTTAGCCGCAGCTAACTTGGCATCGTAGGCATGGCCCCACTCTTTTTTAAGCAAGTCGTTAGCCTTTTGCATTTCGGCATCACTGGCTTCTTGGTCTTGAGTCGACTGACTTTGGGTGTTCTCTTGCCACGCTTTAACTTGTGCAGTGGATAGGCCATTATCGTGCGCCCATTGTAAGAACTCAGGGTCAGCACCTTCGATCTGATAGCCATCTTTTGTATCAGGACGACCAAGACGCGCATACATCGCATCACGGGCCTCAGATTCATCGCTAGGAAGGTTTAATAGGGTAGGAACTTTGTCGGTAAGCTTTGCGTTAAACGCTGCCCAATCGTCTGTGCTTGCCTCTTCGCTAGGTATGCGAATACTGCCTCCAGCGTACTGCTGGGCATCAAGGTAAGACTTGGCTAGGGTGTTTAAGTCAGGAATCTGTGACAAAGACTCATTGCCTCGGTATTCTTCTGACAATCCTGAGTGCCAGGACTCTGTTGCTGCTGCTTCTTCACTCATTGTCTTTCTCCACTACGTTTTTAATTTCTAAATATATGCTTCGCTGCCCTTCTTTAAAGGCAGTTTCACAGCAGTCTTTGCTGAACGAAATACGATCACCATAGGCCACTTTCATATTGGCAAGTATTCTCTCGCCTGTTTTGCTGCTAAATAATTCTCGTATATCTTTACTGAACTGATCCATTTACTGTTTGCTCCAAATCGGCTACTTGCTGCGCTCCTGCAATCTCTTGCTGGCCTTGATCCATCTCAGCTTGTGCCTGTTGCTGCTGCTGTCGAGACTGTCTAAGCTCACCAACTTGTTCAGCACCTCGCAACATATCAGCAGGCGCACCCAATCTGTCTGAGATCGTGCGGCCTGCCTTGTCTACATCAACAATGTCTAGCACCTCTGGGTTAACTTGAGCCAGTTGCATGATCCCGTCTATTGCGCGTTGGATAGAGGTCACCTCATCCATCTTCTGAGATCGTGCTAATGGGCCTACATACTCAATGTCCAGATCACCTCCTATCGACTGCAATATTTCGGGCATTGGTGGCAGCGCATTACCACGCAACATGGAATAAAAAGCACGTTCAACAATTGGGTTTAAGAACTCAGACTGCAAGCGACCAAGGGTTGGCCCTAACAGCCGTTGCATCAATTCATAGCGAACTTGAACCTCAGTCGCTGTCATCTGCGGCCCTTCATTCAACTCAAGCTGGTCACTAAAGAAGATACGCCTTACTGAGCCACGCACATCACCAAGCATAAGTTGGTCAGCATTCCAGTTGGTCTGGTTAACAATCGGCTCTAGGTTGTTCATGTCGCGTACATAGGTCACTGTCGATGGACGCAAATCAATCTTGCCAAGGATGCCGTTCTGCATGGCCTTTAGTGGGGGATCAATCGACTTCTCCCACGCCCTCATAGCGAGCTTTCTTGCAGCGTTTAGGGTCTTGATGTCAGCCCTAGCAATACAGCCTGGCCCGAATCCATACATATCACCAGTGGTCTTAGCCCAGCGTGGAACCATGAACGGAAGCTCATAATAGCCAGACTCTTTGCATATCTTTTTATCAGCCACACTAATGAAATAGCAGGCAAAAGGACGCATATTAGGTGGTGCAACCATTGCTGGCTCGCCCTTTAGCTCACGGGGAAACACAGCTTGCACATACTCAAACACCTGGTCAGGGTCTTTCTCCAAAGCTTTCATGGCCTTGTCGCCACAGTCTTTACCAAACTTCTGATACGCTTGCCTAGCCGTTAGCTTTAGCTTGCGGAACACTGTATCGACCTTGCCCTCTTCGCTCTCAGAAATAACCACTTCTGCTAGGTGACACGCTTTAAAGTTGAACCCATCAAAGACAGAGTCTTTAGTCTTAACGTCAAACTGTAACGCTGATGTACCAAAGCCAACGAGGTCTTGGTAACACTCGGCTACCTCAGTAGAGAAGTTACACTTTCCGAACTCTTGAAAGATGCCTTTACTGCACTTTTCTAGCCAATCTTTGGCCTCTTTGTTCTCATTAAGCTCGTCCTCACGGAAGCGTAAGCCAAACCACTTCGTAGAAGGGCTTGTAAGCGACCCGTGAAGCGATGCCGACAATATCTGTAGTGCGTGTATACCAGTAGAGTCATAGACTTCAGCAGCGCGTTTAGTGCCTCTGGTGGACGTTGTTATAAAGTCAATCTTGCCAGGCATTAGGAATGTGGCTAACTCTTCCCACATGGTGTCCCAGTTAGTGCGATCTGATTTGAGTCGGTCATAGCGTTTAAGCAAGGCGACAGGTGACACAGTTGGCTCTACTTGTTTGCCCTTTTCATACGCTTCCATTAGCTAATACTCATTAGATTTGTTCGTTTGGTGTCTGCTTCGCCCAATAGCCCAGCGAATCTGGTATTGGTTCGGTTCATCCGCATAAGCATTAACCTACGCTTGTGCAGTGCTTTTAATATGACAGGGTCAGTCTCGGTCTTAATCTGATTGTCGATGTCTTTCATTTCTGCAATAGGATCTGGTGAAGACTGTGAACGCTGCTTTAACGAACCTAAATCTGAAGTCTTAGCCTCACCCTCACCTGTCTTGGTGTAAGTAGCCACGCCATTAACAAACGTCTTAGTAATATTGTCACCAAGTTGGACACCTAAAATGTTAGGCTTGTAGTCCTGCACTGTGCTGGTTACTGATTTTCCTGTACCAATGTCATACGAGCTTTTAGTCGTAGTCATTTCATCAAAGAAACCAGACTTTTCAGAAGTCACTGTCGGGTCAATACCAGAACGCCTTAACGACTGAAGTGTGTACTTAGCTCTATCTTGATCTGCCTCACTAATAACACGATCACCTGAGTACATCTTTTTACTGCCTATCGCCTTTTGTTCTGCGGCAAGCTCTGCTTGAGTTGCGCCTCCTGCTAATCTAGCTTTGTAATACGCCTGGTTGTAACTGACCTCATCATTGCGATACTTGTCACCACGGATTAATGAATCTTTGCCCACCAAAGCTTCCTGGTCGTAGGAATCTTTATTAAAGTTAGGTCTAACCAGTGGGTTGGCTTGTAAATTTTGAAGTATCTCTAATTGACCAGCCTGTGCTTCCGCGACAGTGCCAGCCAATGGAATGACACCTTGCTCTAATGGGCCAAACTGAGGTCTTGCTTGTTTAGTTATCCCCATTTCATTTAGTAATTTAGGGTCTTGAGGGTTTACTGGCTTTGGTGCTGCTGGGTTTACAGATAGCAACGATGATCCAGAAGATCCAGCAAATCCAGACTCATTTACCCCATAGCCATCATTTTCTATGCCCATTACTGTCTTGATTTTATTTGTAGCCAAACCATCCCTAAGAGTGCCGCTTGGCCTTTCTTCTTTAGGCTGAGTAATCTTAGCTGTCGCTACTGGCGTAGTCTTTGCTGTAGACTTAATAGGAGTGGCAGGCCGAACAGGTTTACTCACTTCACTGGGCAAGTTAGCTCGTTGGTTGTTATTACCATTGCCGCCATAGTTTATTTTTGGAGCTTTAGGTGTAGTTTTGGCTTTCCTAGCTTTTTGCTTATTATTCCTAGCCCTGACAGGCGTAGCTTTAGGCGTAGCTTTCTTCTTATCATTGCCACCACCACCGCCACCGCCACCGCTACTTGAACCACCGCTTGAACCGCCCATTACAACTCCTTATAAAACGTGGTACTGGATTGAAACCCAGCAGCATCTAAATATTTAAACCAGCCCTTTCGTGGGCTTCTAAACTCAATCTGATCAAATGATGCCTCTTCAGCAATCATGTTAAGTGTGTCTGTCATTTCGTGAATCAAACTAGGGCCAGTTAAAAACAAAAGATCAACGTGTAACACAGAGTTACCTGTGTACCTGTCGTGATGCTCCGTTAAAACCAACAACCCTCTTAATTCATCAGCTTCATAAACATTGAATGCTGTAGCCTCTCCCGAATCGATCACCTCGTAGAACTGCAAAGGCGTATATGACTCGCCTATCTTCTTAGCCGTTGACTCAATAGCATTGGCAAAGAAATTCCAGTTCTCCAAAAGCATCTCAGGAGTCTGCTGTATTATTTCCATTATGTTTACCTTGAACGCTTTTTATGCGGTTATTAGATTAGATAGAGCCAATGACACCAGGGGAGGTTAGCCTGTTTCGTTCACCCCACGGGATTGAGTAACGCCTCATCATGTACGCATAGCGCAGAGCATCAAGAAGGTCATCCATTGTCTTGCTGATCTTGCCCTTATCATTGCGGTGGTATTGGTTGAACTCGTTAAAGAAGTCACGCAGATTGCGATCAACCTTGAACCGACCCTTAATCATTAGGTCACGGATCTCGTACAATCCAGCCTCAACCCCATTCGTGCCATCAGGCCATGATGCGTGTTTGTGCAACATATCGAACCCAGCATCAATGTAATAATCCTTCTGCTGATTTGCTGTGCCGTTCTTCTCGGTCTGTAATCCATCCAAAGGCCATGACGTTGGGACACCTAATGCCCAAGGCTTTACTGTCGCCCAAGCCACCTCTGGAGCAATGTGACTCGCTTTCCACGCCTGAGTAACGTAGAACGTGCCACTCTCTCGGTCTTCAATAAGCTGAACGTGTGCTTGTGGATGCTCCCAACCAAAGTCCATCGCGTTAATCACAAAGAAATGATCAGGTATTTTAAATGGATCACACTTGATTGAGTCTTCGTCAAGATCGTAAATACGCCCATGCCCTAGCATCGGTATACCCTTGGATCTCATGTCTCGTTGGTAGGCAGGATATTGGTCTAGCATTAATCGTTTAGCATCCTCAGATAAATGTGGTGCGTCATCCCATCCAGCTTGTATAAATGCTTGCCCTTCACCTGGGTTATCCATAAAGCTAATTACAGTTTCAGTGCGCCCGTTCTCTGGCGTAAATGTAAGTATGCCCTTACCACCCTTGCCTTGGTCGCCTGTGAGTGTACGAGTTACCACCTGTGGATAGATGGCTTGATCCTTTGGCTCTTCGTCTATGTGATACCAATCGACTGAGTCACCCATCAGTGCGTGTTGGCCCTGTGTGTAGCTCCAGAACTGGCAGATCGATACGCCACCAGATGTGTGCTTTACTCTGACCTCACGCATAGCACCGCTTGTGCCTGTCATAGAAACGTAATCAACAATCAGGTCAGCAGGGATTAGCCCACCCAAGAATGTTCGATCTTCTAATCTGCCAAACAATGCGGTCTGCAATAAGTCCCTGGTCTTCTCACCTGAGTAACCAAGCAACCAGCAGGTAGGTGGGTGATCGAACTTATGACCATCCCAATCGTCAGGGTAATCACCCATGAGGTGTACAGCATCGATGTAAGTGCCTAAATAGGTCTTGCCTATTCGGTTAGCCGCACACAGAAGCACAGCCGTCTTAGTCTTCGTAAAGCGTATTGTGTCGGCTTGGAATTTATAAAGGTCAGGAAACATATCCCTGTAGCGATAAACGTGCTGTCGCCTTATACGCTCTCTCGCAATTAAGACTAATTCAGTTTTACTGTACCTTTGCTGGATCAATCGAATAGCCTCTTAGCTCATCATCTAGCTCTTCTTGCGACATATCTTGTAGCTTCTGCTCAAACGAGACATGAGTATTCATCTCAACCGACTTTCGCTTAGGTGCTACATACTGGGCCAATTCTCGGTACATCGTCCCAGCCAATATGAACTCACCCTCATCCATAGCCTTTCTAGCTATCGTTGCCATGCCCTCAATGGGATCGCAGTTTAAGTCTGACAACTTATCCATGATAGTTTGGCTACTTTTGTTAGGAGTGCCTTTAACACGACCCCCATACTTCTTACCTACTGGCATAACTACTCCTAGCTACTTTGGTTAATGCTCGGTCATCTCTTCATCGTCTATAAAGTTAGAGAACGACTCTACCCACGCCATTGCTTCTGCAATCAACAAATCGTCTTCTTCGTTCCTAGACCTACCCCCATCAATGTTGATGACGGCTTTAGCCAATAGGGTTAGATACAACGCCCCCTGATTTACTACGTCTTGCCCGTACACGTTTTCAATAGTCATAGTTTCCACTTCTTCCTCAACCAAATGCTTGTTATGTCAGTCCCCGTAGGCTCTCTGTCAGTCCCCTCACGATGCGTCCAGTTACCCATCCTTACTGGTGTGGTCATGGCTTGTTCTGCTGTCCAGCCGTAACGTAGACGATCCATTAGCGTCTTTCTCGGTATGCCACTCATATCTGATAGCTCTTTGGTGGTGTAATCCACGCCTTGATAAGTCACTCTGTGTGATCGATCAATTGCGTCCTTGCCGTTGTTAAACGTAATGCCTAGCTCCCATGCCTGAGTCTTTAGTGATGAATACTTAACATCCAAAGCCGTGGCAGTTTCGCGGAGTGTGTAACCCCTCAATGAAAACAGGGTCATAATCTCTTCTTGCGAGCAGTTGTACCTGTCGCGTAGAAAGTTACGAGGTCGTCTTGTCGCCACTAGATCCAAATCCCCCTATACCGCGATCAGTCTCGTCTAGCTCATCCACTGGTTGCCAGGCAATGGTTTCTATCTTCTCCACCATAATCTGAGCAATGCGATCACCTGGCTCAATGTATCGGGTCACATCGGAGAAGTTCATTAGCGACACATACACCTGACCTCGGTAATCAGAATCAACGACACCTACCCCAGAAGACACACCTAACCCTTTCTTGTTAGCTAGGCCAGAGCGACTAAAAATCTTAGCGCAATAGCCTTTGGGGATGGATAGCCATAGACCCGTTGGTATTAGCTCTGACTCCCCTTGGATGATGTGTTGGCTTCGGCTTATCTCAGCGTGAAGATCCATAGCTGCTGACCCATCAGTTGCATAAGCTGGTAGTGGATACCTACCCGAATGCTTAACCTTAATTTTAACTGCGGTACTTTTTGCTGCTGCCATCTCAACTCCAACTCTCAATAGTTATCTTGCCTGTTACACCTTCGGCCCTTAGATCGTAGATGCGTTTAAACTCGCTTCGGTAATGCTTGGCTATGTCTTTTACTTCACGTTTGGCTGACCTACCCAGAGATGTGTCGTTAGATTTTTCTCTAAGCAAGTCGATAGCCCCCTCACCTAACATTTCTAATTTGTGATCAGAGTGGAGGTTAGGGTTAGCACCCAAGTATTGGTGGCATCCATAGCAAAGAGCCTCGGCATTTTCCACACAGAATCGAATACCCCACTTGCCTCTGCCGTGATAGTGACTACAGTGCAGGCCCATACGCCTACCTTCTTCGTAGTAGGTGTGGCATCGCTCACAAGTCCACTCTGCGGCTGATCGAATACAGTCGCTAAATGCCTTGTCTGCTGGTGTGCGTTTGATTGCTGCCATTACGCGGCTTCCTTGTACTTGTCATAGGTTTGTAATGATGGCTCTGACCAGGCTACGTTTCGCTCAGATCCAAATGCGTAAATCAATTCAATTAGTTGCGAGAAACCTTCTTTATCTAAAAGGCTACTTCGCTTAGACAGGCCAACGAACCCACCATCAAGCCCAGGTACAGCGCGTTGCTTATGTAGGCTAGACA